TGAAATACTGCTGCAAGTTTCATTTGTTGTTCTGTGATTTTTAACATTTTGTGCTCCGTTGTTGTAAGTGGGCAGCCGAAGCCGCCCTGTGTTGATTGATTAGTTCCAAGTGTTCAGCATATCAAGTTGAGCAGTTGTATCAGAATAAAGCCCCCAGTATTGCATGTTTGCCTGTTTGCCTACAAAGTGACGATACTTTTTCAATTGAGAATAGTGCAATTCAATGTTGTAATTGTGAATGTACTTTTTTCCATTGATAATCGCTGCTAGTTTTCCGTTTTGTGTTCCGATTGCTGTAATCATTTTGTGCTCCGTTGTTGTTGTGTACTCTTATATTATCAACATATTTCTATAATGTCAACATATTTATGCACCTTTGAGCAATTTATTTTTATACGCGATCCCTATTCCTCATCTAGATCAATAATCGGCGGCGCTAGTTGTGCCATGTTCTGGCTGACTTGCTCTGCTTCTGCTAATAGTTGTGTTACGCTCATATTTTCAGGCGTGATTGCGATCTGTACTTGTGGCTCGTCTTTCTGTCCCCAGCCTGTCTTTTTCTCTAGCCACCACTGAGCCGCCCTGACATCTCCATCTTTGACGGCTCGATGCACGATCCCCATTGCCATTATGTCGGGTCTTGCCTCAGCCTGACGAAATTCACAAACAAAATCATGATAGAGCCCCTTGTTTGCTTGCTCCCCTCGTCTGATCCAGTTCATAAGCGTAACTAAAGTTATCCCCGCATGTTTGCACGCTAGCGACTTAGATCCGCCCACAGAGATCACTTGGAGGATCTCCCGCCGTGCTTTATCCGTCAGTTTGCTCTTTCTGCCCATCTAAGATCCCCTTGTTGCGTTCTGCCTTTGCCCAGTTTACACGCCCTTGAATGATTGGATAGTAATCCTCTGTCATTTCACAGCCTACAGCATTGAAGCCTTCAAGGATTGCACTCACTGCCGTTGTACCACTGCCTAGAAACGGATCGAGCACTGTGCCCCCTTGTGGAGTCAGCAAGCGACAGAGCCAGCGCATGAGTTTGATCGGCTTTACTGTTGGGTGAAAGTTCTTAACTTCTCCCGTTGCCGTTTTGCCTGATCTAGCATGTACAGCGCCAGCCGATCCTTCTTTCCTGTTTGTGATCTCTGCGCTTGTCTTGCCTGTCAAATGATCAAGACCTTGCTCTTTCTCGGATCGTTGTGGCTTTTTGCATTGATAGACGTTTGCAGGCCATCGCCCAATTGGGCTAGACTCTATATTTTTCAATAACTTAAATCCTGCTGTTTTAAAAACAGGCGCATCACCAAACCCACCGCTTGATCTGCCTTTCAACTCGCTAGTATCCCCAAAATGACAATCATCCCCATAAGCAAAGCGCCCAGCATCTATATTGATCGCCCCTGTGCCCCATTTCAAGACATTCTCGGCAATACTTGAACAGTCAGAATCGATCGGTTTTCTTGCAAGCACTGCCGGCTCTTGTGCTGGCTTGAGTGCTGTGCCCCATCCTTTATGCTCGTCTTTGTCTGTCTGTTTGTATATATCCAAACTCTTTGGAAATCCGCTTGTATAGATCCAACTGATCATATCTCGAACTTCAAAGCCAGCCTCAGCAATAGCAACGCCCATCGGAAAGACAGTGCGAGATCCTGAGAATGCGACAAGATGCCCGCCATGCTTCAACACTCGCAGGCACTCCGCCCACAGTTCGACAGAATACGCGATCCCTGTTGAGTCCCATGACTTGCCCATGAACCCTAACTCATAGGGGGGATCGGTTACTATCGAGTCTATACTGTTATCAGGTAACTCTTTCAGCATGTCGAGACAGTTGCCTTTCAACAATCTGAAATCAAGATCCGACTCTACGGGTGGCGGTTCGATGGCTTCTACTGGGTCCCCGTCGCCAAATGGATCAGCGTCTAGATCTTCCAATAGTTCGTCAAGTTCATGCTGTTCGAATCCGAGCACGTCAAGATCTTCGCCCTGCTCTTTCAATCCAGTAAGGAGATCAGACAGTTGATCAGTATTCCAGTCCGCTTTCTCACCAAGTTTGTTATCTGCAATCATCAACAACCCAGCATCGACAGGAGACAGATCCACATAGACGACAGGCACTGTATCAAGCCCGATCTGCTTTGCGGCTTTCCAGCGTGTGTGTCCCGCTAGGATTGTTTGATCTGCGTTTGCAATGATTGGGCTAGTGAATCCGAAACGCTTGATCGAGTTTGCGATACTGTCGACGGCGTGATCGTTGTGTCTTGGGTTCTTGTGGTGTGGTTGTAGTTTGTCAATCCGTACAAACTCACCAACTGAATGATCATTCATTTTCTGATCTCCTTGTGTTCTCTCTTGATGGCATCGCGTACAATGCGGCTCTTTGATTTGCCTGTCTTGTCGTGTATTTCTTTCAGTTGCTCAAGGCTCTCAGAGTTCATGCTGATGCAGATATTTTTGTGCTTGACTGTTGCCCCGTGACAATCACAGGGATCGCAGCCGCACACATGGCAGATCATCTACGCACCAAATACAAACGATCGGCGACGTGCTGCAGAATGATCTTGCGACAATACACCGCTGGATCTTCGTTGTGTGCAACCTGCGCGAGTACATTGATTTGCTGCATCTGCACGGGTGTCAGTTCGATTGTAAGCCCCTTTTGTTCTAGTTGCTCGGCTGGTGTCGCCGCTGCTCTCTTCGTGCTCTCTCTGTCTGTCTGACTGATTTCTTTTGTTTTGCGTTTTGGCATGTTTATTCCCCTGTAACTTGTAAGCCTTTATAATCTTTCAGCGGCTCTATGTTGTAGCAATACCATTCAATTGCTTCTGTGTATGTCCAATCATAAGCGGAGATCATGACTTCAATCAACAGATCAAAATCATACACAACCGGATCAGCCTGTACGATTGCAGCGTCAAAGATTGCGCGCGGTTCTAGATAAATCATGTTGTGCTCCAAATAGAAAAGGAAGATCTTGCGATCCCCCTCACTATATAGGATTATACAATCACCGTCAACGCTTAGCGGCTCCCATAGCATCAGCCAGCGACATCGGAGGCACATAATTGCCGCTTGTATCCTCGCCGATCTTCTGTCTCATTCTGCGCCTGTTTCCATGCTTGAATTTCACCCCGTCAGTTCTCAGCCTGTCCCGCGTTGCCTGATAGCGCTCCTCGACTTCCGGCGGCATATCAAAGCCGTACCGCTTGCACATCATAGCACCGAATACAGATCCCCAAAGAGGATGATCCCAGCACGCTGCAATTTGATCATTTTCATCAATGCGAATAATCCCAGCGTCGATCTTCTTTTGCCAGTGATGATGCGACTGCTCTTGTGCTGGCACAATCCGATCGCTAGTTGCATCGTAGAAACTGCAATGCACTTCGGCAAATTCATCCTGTGCGCGCATCCAGTCCATGATCTCTAGATACGATCGGTGTTGGCTCTTAGCGCCTAGATCACAGGTGCACGATCCTTTATAATGTGCTTCGGCTTTCTTTTGTAGGCTCTGCACATATCCATAAAAGTATACTTCTCTGAATCCGCCTTCTTTGCCGTCGTCGTCTGTGCGGCAATGCTCACAATATGTCTGATCAAGTGGTACGCTGTGCCAGTGTGTTTTGAAGTCGTGCCGGCTGTGCAGGTACTCAGCAACCTTTTTCACAGTTGGCAGCCACTCTAGTTCATTCATGAGATAATCTTGAAATGATTTGATCAGATACACTTCGGGTATGTTCTTGAACTTCTTAATGTACAGCGTGTATTGTGATTTTATCCAATATGAATTTTTGTTGTAGTGGTCTGCAAGGTTCGACAAGAATCTAAAAACGATCTGTCCTCGCTTGCTGGTGACATATTCGGCGTATTTCATTTGTTGCTCCGTTGTTGTTGTGTGGATTATAACCACATGAAAAATAAATGTTGAGTGTAGATCACTGATCTCTCTCTGATTTCTTCTTTCAGTAGATCGGCGGCGGGTGTATCAGGCTCCCACTCACGATAATGATCACATATCGCATCGAGTCCATCAAATACAGATATGCTTCCATTATTCCAATACTGGTTAAGTTCTACAAGAGTGATCTTGAGTGTGCTTGCAAGTGCTGGCCAGTCAATGCTGATCGGCTTGCCTGTATAGTCTGGATTCATGATCCAATTCATTGTTTGCTCCGTTGTTGTTTTGCCAGCCTCAGAAGGCGGCGGGCTGTGTTGTATTTGATTTTGTGATCTTTTGCATATTGTGTCAAGTTGATTCTCTGCCGCCGTAATATCATCAGATACAGTTTTGAATAATGCCATACAGCCTCCTGATCTTCGTCTAGCAGGCTGATAGGCATCTTGATATATAAATCCATTATCGGACGCGCTGAGCGTTGTACTGGATGCATTTATCGAAGTTGCAGAAGTAGATCACAACTGAATAGATGTGCTTGCCGCAGTCGCTGAGTACATACCAGCGCTCTGATTTGAATGCTGTGTCTTGATTCTGTGGGATGCTGTTGAACATGCCGAGAAAGCGATCGAAGGCCATCGCTCGCCAGTGTGGATTGATAGAGGGTATTGTATGCATGATATGCTCCGTTGTTGTTGTGTACATATTTATAGTATCCTATTCGATTAGGTATTACAAACATATTTATACAAATAGAAGAAATTAAATAGAGATATAGACAGATAGACAGTTATACAGCATCGTGAAAATCAACAACGTAGACGAAAGATCCCCATTTAATATTTTTTGCTTCTTCCATATAATTTGGAGCATCTCACTTTCTTTCTATCTGACTAACTGGCTATATTATTAATTGTAATTGTAATTATTGTTATTATGTCGCCGTATCCCCTTGATTTCATTGCACTTTTTCTGTGTGTTTGTGGGCAATCTGTGCGCTGTTTGTGGTCTATTTGTGGTCGATTTGTGGGCTGAAAAAAATAAGTGCAATGATTACAGGGGTTTAGTGATCGAAATTTGTGGGCAGTTTGTGCGGCGTTTGTGGGCAGTTTGTGATCAGTTTGTGATCTGTGCATTTTCTGCAGTGATTACAATGCTTTGCTGTGCAGTATCGTCATATTTTGGTTACACTCAGAAACAACGGAGGGATCTAGATGTCTATGGGCTCAATACTCAATCAATACATACACGACAATTTCAAGAATCGGCGGGCCTTCTGTGAGGATATAGGATTCAGAGAAAGCACAGTATCGAACTGGTGCAATGATCGCGCCACTATCCCGCTGTCAAAGATTGCAATTATGGCGGAGTATTTTCACGATCTGACAGGTGAGCCGCCGAACCTCTTTATATTTAGAATAGTCATGCATGAGCCAACTGTGCGCGCCGTGCTGTCATCGTTTCAACAAAAGCAACGGGATCAGAAATGAAATACATAGTAATAGATACAGAGACAACAGGCCTCGATCACAAACGGCACGAGTTGCTGAGTCTGGGCGCAATCGTGATGATTGACGGGGTGATTACAGAGCGCATCGAGATCAAGATCAAGCCGCGTAACATCGATCAGGCAGATGCGGAGGCGCTACGGATCAACGGTTACAGCCCGTACAGATGGAAAAATGCGATCGAGGGAGAGCATGCTGTGACAATCATTAAACATTTGTTTCTGTCGCATCTTGACGGGATCTTAGTCGGTCACAATGTAAACTTTGACATCAAGTTTTTACGGGCGTTTGCTGACTCCTATCGTCAAGAGTTTTCTTTCCCTGTGCCGTACATCGACACGCGGGACGTTTGCCGCGTCAATCTTGCGCCCTATGGCTGTGCTAGCATGTCACTTGACAATATATGTCTCTTCTTAGGTTGGAAGCGTAGGAAAGCACACACGGCGCTCTCTGATTGTGAGGATTGTATTAAGATCCTCCGGTGCATGGTCCCACCCTCTCCAAAATTTATTATGTATGTGAAACTTAGAGGCGCAATTGCTAGCGTCAGAGGATTATTGTCATGAACATGAAAGCCATTAACAGGGTAACAAGCCGCACGGCCGTAACAGGAGTTGGATCTAGTTTTGATCTCGCAAAGCGGATTGATATAGATATGGAGATGTTCCCGCCGTCGCAAAGTTTCGAGGGTTATATGTCTCTGATTACTCTGCAACTGTCCAGTATCAACGCAGCGGCTAACATCACGCTCAGATTGTGCAGAGATACAGCGGGCGATCAAATGCTCATAACCGATACACAGAGCGATATCTTTACAGGCATCACAACGGCGACAAAAGGAACGGCAATATTTGCGCTCAATAGTTTTGTAAAAGTGGCTGAGGCTGGCGATCTGTATGCGTTTGTAAAACTGAATACTGGATCGTGTGATATTGATTTCTGCGAGATCACATATCAAGGGGATCGATAATGGCTATTGTACAGATCATCAATAGAAGCGGCGGCACATCTGACACCGGCGGCGGAGGTTCTGCAACGCTCAAGATCGAGAATCTATCCAGTCAGGTGACAGGCTCAAATATTAACTTCAGCACGTCCAGCCAGTTTGTCGAGGATACGAT